CTTCGTTCTTCTCACCTGATAAGGCTAACGTCAAAGGGTCTAGTACGATAATGCGGCATCCACAGCCTTTCACAAGGTACTCAATCTTCCGTTTCAAGTCATCATCTACAACATCTCCCTGGTGGTCAAGGATCATGTAACGATCACTACCGTCTTCAGCAGTTGTCAACTTTTTGTGTTGCTCACGTACTTGTTCTTGCTCGTAAAATTCTAGCTTTTGCTCATCGTTCATCATAGCCAGCTTTTTATTGATATGAAGACTCATCAAGTTCTCTGTCAATTCCCCAAGATCACTTTCCAAACTAATGATGCCGACTTTGTAACTACTGTTAAAGATAAAGTGGTAAAGGAACTCATTAACTACACTCGTCTTGCCAATAGACGATGCTGCTGCAATAGTAGTAATCTCTCCTAAAGCAATGCCACCGTTCAACATATTTTGCAAATCTTCTGCAAAGTGTGGTAGGGGTATCTTTTCCCACTTAGCGCGTGATACTAGTGCATCCCACGTCTGAGACGATCCTACAATTCCTGCTGGCGAGTGTTTTTCTGCGCGCCAAAAAGCTTGTACAAGCTGATTCTGTGCATTATTAATCAAGTATTCACAAGGATCGTTATAGTTGAGTTTGGCAACTTTTGCTTGTGAAGGCTTTAGAACCTTTAATACCTCTTCTGTAGCTTGTCTTCCAGCTTTGTCAGAATCCAATGCGACAATCACTTCCTGGAAGCTAGAAACCCATTCAAAGTTATTGCGAACCTGCTTAGCAGTCGAACCCTCCCCAACAGTGCTAGACACAACCGCTGTAGAGTATTTACCGCCTGAGTGATCGTAAAGCGCTTGGTGAAATGCTAGACAATCCGCTTCTCCACCGACCAGGATTAAAAACCTACCTCCCTTTTCAAACAGGCTCTGCCCAAATAACTCGGAAGTTACTTTACATCGGCCAACAACACTAAACGATTTCTCTGGTACTGTGCGCTTCTTAAAGCCTACTAGCTCACCTCCATTCTCAGTCACAGGGTAGTAGAACGCGGAAGGCTTTCCATCAGCACCAAACTCTGTACGAACGCCATAAAACTCGCTAGTAGTTTTCTTGATTTTACGTTCTGCCCATCCTCGACATTCTAATTCTAAGATGTTATCCATTTCTTTCTGCTCTGATTCAGTCATGTACTCAACATCCTCTTCTAAAGTTTTAACATCGTACCCTAGTTTCTTAGCGCTCACGTATCCGCAGTTACTCCAACAGTAACCATCTAGGTACTGGTTGCCTTCGTCATCTTCTTTCTTGTACAGTGCTAGGGAGTCACTACTGTTGCAGCAAGGGCAGCCTGTGTGTTTAATGAACTCTCCTTCTTGTTGCGGTTTATCCACTCTCAAACCCCCTCAGCACGGTCTTTTTCCATCGCCTTAACAACAGCCTTACAAACCCCACCCCTCTCAATATCATCACTACTTGCCTCAGTATACCCGACAATATGCTGAAGATTATGGCGCTTCACAAAGTCTAATAACCAAGTAATCCCATCAAGACCTTTCTGATCTTTCTGCGTAGGATCACCAAGAATAATCAATTTACCACCATCAGCAAGGCGTGTCAATATCGTGTACATCTCTTCAGGTGTTGTCAACTGTGCTTCATCAAGAACTGTAATATAATTGAAATTACGTCCTCGAATGTACTCAAGGGGTTGCAACTCAATAGTGCCATTGTGAAGGCTTGATTCGTAGAACCCTGCTCCATAACGCTGCTTGATAACATCAATCATCGGCATCAGCAGCGGCTCACATTTTTCAATAGCGCTTCCCTTTAATAAACCTATAGAATTACCCATTAAGATGTTTGGGCGAGCGATAACCAGCTTGTCATAAATACCTTTCTTCAACCAATCGGTAACTTCTGACATTGTTAAGAAGGTCTTGCCAACGCCTGCAACAGCATTAAAAATTACAACGTCCTTGGTATTAAGATGCTTTAGAAATTGCTTCTGGTTCTCATTACGTGCTTGAACAGGCGGCTTGATATATTGCTCTTTAACCTGTTTACCCTTTTCCATTTTATTCTCCCAGCGCTGTTGAACGACTTTCTGCTTATTACGTTTTGGCATTGTCATCATCCTTCTTCCGGTTACTATCTCTAAGCCTTCTCGGCCTCTTTAACAGCCTTGATCATTTTGTCCTGAATAACCAACGGAAGATTCATCCTTTCATGGTGTTCCAAGGCATGAACAAGTGCTTCATAAAGCTTCTGATTAACAGCCTTAACTTTCAAGTAATCTTCCTCCTTTACACAGAAAACATTATCACCATTCTCTCGAAGGTCATCACGAACTCTCATACTGTCATAGATAAGTACCATTCTAATACTCCAAGTAATCTAAGAATTGTTGATACGTAATCCAACCAACCCCGGCAAAGTTTTTATGCTTGAAAACTGGTTCACCATAGCTTACAAAGGCCACAAAATCTTCCTTGGCAAATTCTGAGAAATCGCCATCAAGACGGTTTGCAAGGTAAGTTGCTAATGCAAACGGATGTGTTTTAAAGAACTCACTTAACATATCGTCCATATCCTCAATAGCTCTTAGTGCTGGTGATTGTGGGTCAAGTCCGTCAACAACTTCGCTTAATGTTAAATCCTCATCCCAAACGTGCATTTCAAATCTCCTTCTCAGCCTTCACAATCATATCAACATACTTCTGAACTTCGCCAGCACGTCCTTGATACCCATGTGAAGCCATAATCTCACGCCATTCAATAAGTGTTGATTTGGTCATCCCAAGTGTCTTCAAAATCACTGGCTGAACATCTTCAACACCTAATTCAACAGTTAATTTGTCAATACATTTTGCCATATCAAACCTCCTCAGTTTTCTTCAAACCCTCAACAGCATTATCCCAAGACATATCAATCACCCTCTCATCAATCCTTTTACAAACCCCCTCAAAACCATCTAACCATTCTTGCATACGGTTCTGACGATAATGATTAACAAGCTGTACAATCTCCCAAGCAACACCTTCTTCATCAAACCACGTCAGAAAGTCCTCTTCAACTGATGCGTATACATCGTTCATGTAAAAATGTTCGATCATTTCCTTTTGAATTTCTTCAGCAGCCTCTAACATCTTATCTTCTCTATCAAGCTGGTCAAGGTGCTTTGCAAGGTCAATATCTACAGGGTCATTAATGTTCATCCCAAACCTCCTCATATTCACCATTGTTTAATTTATAATTTTCAATTAAAAGAAGTTCATTGTTTATAATCAAATGCTCGACCTCGCTTAGCAAAACGTTAAATTCTTCCTTAGTAATTCGTGAAGACTCCACAGGAATGCTATTACCGCTTTTAAAACGTGACTCAAGTATTCGCACAGTCTCAAGAAATTCTTTTGTTGTACTGATTTTTACCTTAATCTCATCAATGTCTACAGGCATATCTTGCAACACATCCAGAATCTTGTCCAGGTATTCAAGATCGTCTTTTACATCTTCGTAGAGAACCCATTCTCCATCCCTACTCTCCACCATATCTCCATCATTAATATCGTAAGTATTGTTGTAACGTTTCATTTAATGAATCTCCTATATCAAAAGGGTTTCAAGTCTCGTCAGTCTCATTGGTATTCGCCAACCACCACCTTAACACGCTTCGGCATACTTTCGTTAATAATTTCTAACAACTTCTGACGTTCTTGCCGACGTTTATTCTGTTTATTATCGTGAAGTTCAATCGCGTGTTCAAGCTCTGATAATTGTTTTAAATGCTTTTGCAGCATTGCTCCTTGTGTGTATTGTGGATCAGCTTTCTTATGGATTTTTACAGTTTCTTTTAAAGGTTTTTGTGGAGTGTCTTCAGTAACTACTCGGTAAGCTACAATATCTCCAGGAGATTCCCTACCACCGCTATGCCAATTCTGTGAATAACACTCCCCACAAGGCTCTTTATAAATACCTCCGTCGCGATGTTTAACTTCAATAAGTGTTCCTAAAGGGGTTGGTCGTTCACCACCTGTCCAAGTAATCCAACCATCTCCATCAACAATTTCAAAGTATTTACCTTGCCATTCCCAATCAAAACTGTAAAAGTATCCTGATCCTGATCCTGATTCTGATTCTGTTAAAAGTCCATCAGAAGCTTCATAAACTTCAACAATATCCCCATTTCTGTATCGACCATCTACACACATCTTGCTTGCGTTCAAAATACGAATCTCCATCTTATTTCTCCTATACCCAAGTTTGTAATCCTTCAGACCACTTCCCAACTACTCTACAAACATACACCTCAATACCATCTTCGTCAAGCTCATCTGGAAATTCTAGTGTGAAATAGTCATCAGATTTCCAATCGTATTGGTGGAGTTCATCTTCATAACACCATGTTGTGTCTGCCCAAACGTATACTGTTTGCATTTGTACACCTTTTCATAAGTAATTGATTTATATAGAAGCTGAAAACGACGCAGTATCTATAGGGAAATATCCCGTAAAATTAATCAAGATGCCCTTCTAGGAAGTCTGCAACGTCTATCTCAACCTCTGGATCATCTTGACACATTTCAAAGTGTCTTTCAAGTATTGGTAGAACAGTTTTTACGGCTTTCATGTAATACCTCGCTTGTCTATCGCCAACATCATCATATCCTGAATCCCTGCTGTGTGATACCTTGTATAAATCCTGTGAATTACATGGCGTATGCCAATCGCTTCACAACCACTATACACCTCCCTACACGATCTTGTCAACAAAGAAACACAATAAAATTATTTTACTTTAGGTGTTGACTTAGAAAACCTTCTAGGTAATAATAATTACTTAATAAGTATTATAAAGGTCTTTATAAGGTCTTTAATAAATACTTATTAAGTTCTCTATAAAAGACCTATTGGTGTTATATTAAGTATAATATTACTTGTATAGATATTTATAAGGTCTTGTGCAGGGTGCTGTGAAAGCCTTTCACAAGGGATCAAAAGAATTTGAAATCCATGCTTGACACTTTACCTATGGTGGCGTACCTTTGGAAGTGTCGGAAGCAAATTTACAGGAGATTTGAAAATGGGTGTTGATACGAAAGGTGTAGTAATCACAAACGAAAAAGATTTTTGGAAAGTGTCTCAGTTGATTGGGAATGCGCTGTACACAGAGATTCGTAAGAACCTTCCAGAAGGTTTTGGAGTGCGTGGCGAAGATGGTGGTTGGGAGCTTCCTAAGATTACAATTTCACAGCACTTCCACAGCTTAGATTTTGAAGTTTGGAAATATTTCCAATTCCTGTTTACATGGAATGGAGAAGATCGTATGTTAAGTGTGCATCTTAATTGTGACTGTGATCTCCAAGAAGAATTTGGAGAAGGTTCACAAGGGATTATTATGTCCCTCGGCATGTGGGGAAGCTCAACAGAAATTATGGAGGTTGTGTTGAAGAATCTTACAGGACTTGGCAACGTGTACATTCAAGAGAATGATTGCTCAGACGATTGGAAACTTTTGAAGGAGAAAACAGAGTAGGATGTTTCATCCGTAAAAAGCACCTCGGAAAGAGCCTTAAAATGGATTCTGTGCCAAATGAGTAATGCTCACGTAATGAATTTGACAGCATGTAGAAATTTCCGCATGGTTGCTTGAAAGTGTTTGCAACACACCAAACGGAATAGAAATTTAATGGAGAGTGAATAACCATGAATACGAATGCGAAAGACGCTTTGAAAGCTTATCGTGAGAAGCTGCGTAACGGTGAAATTGAAAAGCCTGTTCGTAAGAACCCTGTTCAGAAGGCTCAGGAAAATCCTCAGTCAAAAGCCTTGGCAATTGCTGGGAAATGTTACGATTGCACATTCGACAGTGAAGCAGAAGGAACATGGAAAGCTCAGGTTCGTGATTGTACGTGTACAGACTGCCCTCTTTGGAATGTACGTCCTAAATAATTTGGAGGAGATATGCGTGAAAACGCATGGTATGAAGCATTTTACCCAAGAAGTCCTCTACAGAGCTTCGACATTATCAATCCAGAAAACAATGAAACGTTAATCACCTACAAAGAATTTAAAATTACTGTTGACGTACCTGTTGAACGTGTGTATATTTACACAACACTTACTGAGGAAGGAGTTAAGAAATGATCGTATCAGATAAAACTTACACAGACTTGTCATACCTTACAGAAGAACAGCGGGAATTTGTTGTTGGTGTTTATCAACAATGGCTTGATGAGAGTGGTTACGGGCAAGAAGTGACTTGTAATAACGATCTTGACGTGAACACAACATATAAATATTGCCTTATCTTACCTAGTGTTGATAAACAAAAAGCTAAAGTATTCGTGGGGTACTCTGCACATACTTCCCCATGGTTTCAAGAAGTAACTTACGAGGAAATTGTACAAGATGCTTCCGGCACATCCATTGACAGCCGTATTGAATACTGGTACAAGGTCTGTGACCTAATCAATAAGCATACAGAGGATTTAGAATTGCTTGATAAAGTTTCTAAAGCACCTGAAGATACCTGCATTGGTGATGCGGCTTTAGCAATCCTTGAAGAAGCTTTACAGCTTCGCCAGAATAAGCGTAAGCAGGAAATTGAAGACGCTGAATATGCAGCAAAGAAGGCTGAAGAAGAGCTTGTTAAAGATATTATTGATCGGTGGACATGGGATTTTGACGAGTTAGGTTTCAGTATTTGGTTTAACGAATCCGAAAAGGTTTTTGAGATGACTGAGGATACAGGGAAATTCCCAAGTTACAAAGCCTCCAATGAAATTGGTGTTGAGCATATCCACAAGGCACTAGATAGCCTAGACGATTACCTCTAAAAACCATATAAACAAGTCCTTACTAAAGCGGTTTGGGTAAGGGCTTTCTAATCTGATTTACACTACGTGGTTATAAGAAAACTCACCTTAGAAACGATATCTGGAGGCAAACATGCAAAAGTTTGATGATACACATTCATATCTTGCTGTCTACGCACCTAACGGGGAGATTGTTGAATACATTGTGAACACACTGGAAATCAACAAGGCTTATCAAAAAACCTTCCGAGACATTCAGGAAGCAATCTTGCAAATGCCTGATCCCGAAGACCACCCTTTTGAAATGGTACTTAGTGATTCACAAACAGGAAATCTTGCTGTAAGGTTAGCAGGGACAATGATCGGTGATTTAGAATTAGTTGAAATGGACTACGCGGCTATTCTTCATAAACATCCTTCTTTATTTGAACCTGAAGATTTTGAAGATTAATTATTAAGGAGTAACACCTACATGACAATCGAAATTCCCCAACATGCTTCAGCAAACGACCGTAAACGTACTGATAAATACCTTGAGCCAGAGAATCTTGAACTGATTGTTGACGAATGTATTACCCAAGAGAATGCGTTACAACGCTTCAAAGTAACCGTTACTGATAAAGAGCTTGCTCAAGAGCGCATGTTGACAAACAACTCATTATCGTTTGGTGATGCTTTAGAAATATTGCTAATGAAGAAAGTGTCAAGGTATAAAGGGATGGTCGCTTGGGATACCACTAAGAAGTCTACGGGTATTGCCTTTATGAATGCTTATTATGAGGTTGACAAAGGTATTTCACATTACTATTATAGGGTTGGTGCTGATGCAGAATTAACTGATGATGAGGAAGGTGTTTTGAATTGTCCTTCGGAGGT